GATTATAGCTAAATTTGATAACGCCCATTTAAAGCTTTATCCTGGTTTACTCTTTAAAGAAGAAAAAAATTTTTAGATTTTTTTCGGTATCAGGGAAAAAAAAGTTTATTTTTATATCTCCTCTTTTTTGAAGAGAAATAATCCTTTTTGACCATTAATAAATTTTATGGTCAGGCCATTAATCCATCCCAATCTGATATTTCTGAAATAATAATTGCCGGCAGTGATGTACAAATGATAACATTTGGCGATACGGCTAATGGTACTATTGATAATATCAGAATAACTCAGGTTGGTTCATACATTCGTACTATCAAGATGCACAGTAATCGTCCTGGCATGATGACGATTAATAAAGTTCAGCTTATTGCTGTTGACTATGCTAACCTTCGTGTTGCTGTTGAGTTCACTTTAGAATCAGCTACAGATAATTTCACTCGCGGGAAAATCGTTGAAGTAGACTCAAGAGAGTTAAATGATGAAGAAGTAAGAATTAGCTTGGAACTTAGTTCAATCAATCCAGCAGATCTATTTATGATTATGGGAGCTTACCGGATTAAACCTTCTTTTCCTGCAATACCAGGCAGTGAAGGAGTTGGGAAAATAATTGAAAGAGGATCTAATGTTACAAATTTACAAATAGGAGACAGAGTTGTTATTCCATTTTATGCAGGAGTTTCTACCTGGGGCGAAGAAATCATAATCGAATCATCCAAAACTATTCAAGTCCCTTTAGATAACAAAGCCAGTATCCAACAAATTGCGATGGCCTCCATTAACCCTCCATCAGCATACTATATGTTAACAAAATATGAAAAATTAGAGAAAGGAGATTGGATAATTCAAAATGCTGCTAATTCAGCAGTCGGAAGCTGTGTAATTGGCTTTGCAAAACTATTGGGTTTGAAGACAATCAATATAGTCAGGAGGGAAGAGGTTTTGGAAGAAGTTAAAAATTTGGGAGGGGATATTGTTTTACTCGATGGACCTGATCTAGTAAAAAGAGTAGTAAAAGAGAAGAATATATATAGAATAGATTTTAATCAGGGGGTTGACTGCAGGCTGATGACAGAAAAAAAAGCGGATCTCATTAAGGGCTTACCAATATTTCCCTTTCGGTTTGCATTTGACGGAATGCATGAAGATGGTTATTGGCAAAGAGCCACAAAAATTATGATTGACAGAGGATACAAAAGATTTACAAACTATGTACTTTTTAACTTTAAAGACACTTCGGAAGATTTTTATTATAGATTAAAATTACATTCCGAACTTTCATATAAATACAAAGCAGAAATTGACGCTTTTCCAATGAAATATAAACCAATATTAAATATACAAAAACAAAAAAATTATGTAGGTATAAACTGGACTAAAAAAGAACTGAGCGGGTTTAATGCCTTGATAGGAAATCATTCAGGTACTGGTATAGTATCAACAAGAAACAGGAAGGTGTTTAATAATAATGCTATAAACGAATTTGAATATTTCTACGGTAAGAATGAAAAGGAATTTAAAAGATTAATAAACTACGAAAACATACGTGAATTATGCAAACGCAAAAGCATGAAAAATATTATAAAAGCAGCAAAAATAAAAAAATGATTCTTACGGCAGAAAAAAAAATACAGTTAAATGCTTTAATCGATGCAAGGAAAAGTTTAAGAGTAAAAGGTAATCACTTAAAATTTATGCAGCACTGTTGGAGAAAAAATAAAAAGTTATATCCATTTATAATCGGATTCCACACAAAACGAATTTGTAAAAGAATCGATAAGGCTATTGATGATTATAGAAATGGTGAATCATCCTATCTACTAATTTCAGTACATCATAGATCCGGTAAAAGTGACATAGTATCAAGATACTTAGGGCCTCATTTTTTAGGTGAATTCCCAAACGACGAAGTTATGCAGGTGACATATAAAGCAGAATTTGCCGCTTCCTTTTCAGGCTATGGCCGGGAAATAATGAGATCACAAATATATCAAGAACTATATCCTAATGTTAAACTGTCAGATGATACGAAGAAAAAAAATGAATGGCTGATTGCAGATAAGACCAGAATAAATACAGGTGGGAAATTATACGCATCGGGCCTGCATTCCGGATTAACAGGAAACGGTTTTTCACTTGGAATATTAGACGATTACTGCAGCGGCAGGGCAGAGGCTGAAAGTTTAGTACAAAGAAATAATGCCTGGGACGCTTTCACAAATGATTTTATGACACGTATTGCCCCGGTAGGGATAGTTATTATATTAGCAACGCAATGGCATTGGGATGATATTAACGGGCGTATTCAACAGGCTATGAAAGACGATCCAAATTTTCCGCGATTTGAAACAATGGTTTTCCCGGCAAGGTCCAGAGATTACAAAGGGCCCGGTAGATATTCAGGAAAATATTTATTTTTAGAACGCTTTTCGGAAAAATGGTATTTAACGCAGTATGCTACATTAGGAAAATATGGATCTCAGGCCCTACTAGATTGTAATCCGCAATTAAGAACAGGCGGTCTATTATCACTAGACGGCATAATACTTGAAGATTTAAAAAACTTTCCGGATCTGTTCAGATTAAAATTTGCGCGTATATGGGATTTAGCACACACAGCAAAACAAAGACAAAAAGACGATCCGGATTATACAAGCGGAACATTACTTGCATTTGAAATGCGACAAAACGATCCGGTATTACATTTATGGATAAAACACGTAATACGATTCAGACATGCAGCAACAAAAAGAGATACTGAAATAAAACGAATTGCCGAAATTGACGGCCCTTTCGTAAAGCAGGCAATCGAAGATTCGCCAGACGCAAAAGATGCACACGATTATATTAGAAATGCACTTCCTAGTATAAGTTGGAATAAAATAAATATTACAGGCGGAGACAAAACCGTAAGAGCAACCCCGCTGGAATCTATATTTGAAACACCTGGACATGTGCACGTTGCAAAAGAAAATTGGTATCGAGATTGGCTAGATGAAATAATTAAATTTGACGGCCTAGGAACAAGCCACGACGATCAAGTGGATAACCTATCTGCAGGATACATTTTTCTTATAACTAACACGCTACGAATGAGTGATAAATTAAGAAAGTCACTTGCACAAAGACGAAAAAATATTTATAATAACGCATGAGTTTAAGAACAGCACTATCTAATTGGGTTTTTAGTTGGTTTAAAAGTAGAGACGATGTTTCAAATCCTACAAAACGACAGCGGAGATCCCCTGTTGATGTTGATTTTACTGACTCCATGCAATGCAACGCAGAATTAACAAAAGGGTTATATCACAACAGTTATCCTGGATTAAAACTATCCGGAGCCATGGCATACACACCCATAGCAACGCCAATTTGGTTTATGGGAATTCCTGTTGCATCTACCGCAGAAGATAACGAAGATATAAACGACAAATTAAAAGAAATAACAAAAGATAAGGTCCAGGATTTTTCAGAAATACATTTACAATCTCACAGAGATGGGACCTGCTGGATCTATCCGTATTATTCGAATAAAGATGGTAAAGTAATATGGGAATTTATACAGGATGAAACAATAACCGATATAATAAGAGATATAAACACAGGTGAAATAATAAAACTGATAACCGATGAGGAAATTACTATCTCAACAGATTACGACACAGTCGTTACAGTAAGACGGCAACGAATATTTACTAAAATTAAAGTAGAAACAAAATGGCTTAAAGGGTCTGGAAGCATACCAGGACAATTAAAAGATAGCGCAAAAAGAAATGTGGCAGGAACAATACCGATTCACTTTTCAAATAATAAAGACGGAAACGAGATCCGGGGACATTCTGATTATGAACGTATATTATCGGACCTTAAAAACTACCATGATATTGATTATAAATGGTCTTTATTCTTATCAAAGTTCGGGCCGAAAATGGTTGTTGAATTAGAAGATGTTAAAAAATGGCTTGAAAATAATGGCTATAATGATCTTAATGATATAAACATCGCAACCGATGATATATTTTTAAATTATTATGATAGGGAAAAAATAACTTATATATTTCCGGAAGGGGCTTTTGTAGCATATGATCAAGCTCTTAAAAAAATATTCCGTAAACTTGTTGAAGGTTCTGGTATATGTGAAATTCTATGGGGCAATAAAGTAAGCGGAAACTTGGGATCTTATGAAGATCAAATGGACCAGGTTGTTAAGCTTGTAAATGAAAAGAGAAGACAAAAAACAAAATCATATAATAAATTATTTCTTATAACCCTGCAGCTTGAAATGTTGGCAAGTATAAAAACTATACCAGAGATAGAAATTAAAATAGAATGGGACTTCCTTGCTGCAATAAGCGAAGAAACAAAATCCGTTATATTTAAAAACTTTGCAGAAGGAGTTGCAACATTAATAGATGCTGCAGGAATAACAATCGAACAATTATTTAATTTATGGGATAAATTATATCCAGGTTCAACAGAGGATGATTTTGAAATGTTTAGAAAAGGTCTTGTGGCAATGGCTGAACATAAACAATATAAGGATGCTTCTTTAGAAATCGCGGCAGATTTTAGAGGCGATCAAAGGATAGATGAAAATGAGGAAACAGTATTAAATAAATCAACAGATGCGGCAAAAGAATTACAAAAAATCCTATATAATAAACAAAAATGACAAGTGCAGAATATAAAAGAATATATTCACGTACCCTGAGAAGCGGTTCAAGAATAACCAGAGATATAATTAAACAACTACAGTTGACTTTTAATGATGCTGCAAGGCTGGCAGCCACGCAGGTAAGAAATGCAGAGCTTGCGGGCCTATCGGATCTTACAGTACAGTCATGGCGGAATATTCAATTATCACTACAAGAAGGATCTTTAATGATTACAGACCGGCTTGCAGAGTTGTTGAATAGAAATTTAATAACCGTCGCAAATAAAGTAACAAGTATCGATAGAACATATTTAGTTAATATAATAATAGAAAATAATATCAAGTTAAGTTTATCAAATATTCAAAATATATTTACAGGCGTCAATCAAAATGTTTTATTAGCAACCTTGAATCGAATATATGCAGACGGATACACGTACAGCCAAAGAATTTGGAATGTTGGCCTTAACTATCAGGAAAATATTAGAAGACTTATCACATCTGATCTGGCAGTAGGCAGGGACCTTGTACAAACAGCCAGAGATTTAGAAGTATATGTACTTAAGGACCGGGCCGCGGTTGCTCAACGATGGGGGGATTTATTAAAGGGAAATACTGATTGGTTAAGACGGATAGGAAAAGATATTGATTATAATGCTTTGAGAGTAATACGATCCGAATTATATGCATCCCTGCAGAGTGCATCGGCTTTAAGCGGGGCAGCAAATCCGGGTGCTTCAGGATGGTATACATGGACCCGACAAAATTCTATTGATTGGGGTTGTAACTGTCCGGATAATGCTGCAGGCAGCCCGTACACATTACACGGTTTACCATCGTATGATCATCCTAATTGTCTATGCATTGTTACGCCGATTTTAAGAAATAGAACTCAATTTGTAAACGATTTAAAGAAATGGTCGAACGGTGGATCGGTTGACTATATTGATTCATGGTATTATAATTATTATCAATTCGCAGCTTAAAAAATAAAGTAGGGTGGTGTAATGGGAACATACCGTAAGGAAATACGGAGATGTAGGTTCGAATCCTATCCCGTTTTGTTTTTAATTCACAACCTGAGTATTGACAAATATGGATAATTTTGTGATTATATAAATGGAGGGGCTTTTATATGCCACCAAAACAACTAAAAGAAATACAGTCTGGTTATAGATGTTTGAATTATGCTATAGCAGAAATAAATATAAGTCCAGATTCTATACCGAATACAATCCCTGCAGAATATTTAAAAGAATGGCAAGCAGGAGATCCAGATCCATATTATAAAATACAGATGATAGAATATCCTATTTTATCAAACAGAATAAATTATCAAGAATCATTTTTTAAATCCTTTATATCTAAATTAAAAGAAAGACCGATCCCGGGAAGTAAAGCGGGCCATAATATGTGGTGGGGAGCCAGACCGGAAACAGATTTTATTATGATAGGTGCTAAACTTGAAAGTAATGGAGACGGAACAGGAAAGGTTTATTTTAAAAATTATATTCCGCCAAAAGGCGAAAGCGGCAATAATGAGAATTTTATAATTGAAAATAAAACTGACATGGTACATTATTCTCTTGTATCCTGGCCACGAACAGAAAGGTACGAGGACGAAGAAGGGAACGAAATTACAAATGCAATCGAGTCAATGAAAGGAGAACGAAACGACGCAGTAGAATACGGGCTTGGAGGTATGAAACAAACAACAAATGCAGGAGAAAACGAATATAACAAAGGTCTTAACGAACTGAATAAATTAACTATTAATTTACCAGATCTTACAGATAATAAAAGCAAGGGAGAGGGAAACTTGACTAAGGAAGAACTTTTGAAAAAAATCAATACCCTGAGAGAAAACGGCGATCTTACCCTACAGGAAATTGCCGAATCAATGGGCTTGAAAAATCAAGTCGTGAAAAGCGAACATACCGAAGCTTTAAAAATTGTTAATGCAATTAAAAAGCTTGGTATGGAAAATCCTATTGAAGATATAAAAGCTTTAAAGGAAATAATCGAATCCGATAAGGAAGCGGTTTTAAATGCCAGACTTGATAAAGAATTTGGTACAAATCCGGATGCTGAAGATAAAGAAAATTATTTACGGATGCATGCAGGAAACCAGATAGCAAATATAAAAGGAAAGGATCTTGAAGAAAAAATTGAAAACGTAAAAAAAGATTCAATTACTATTAAATTTGCAAAAGAAAGAGCGGATTACAATGCGGATGTAAATACTATCGGTATTGTTGAAACAACCAAAAAGAAAGTACCTGTAAAAACAGGACGCAGAATCGACAAGGTTTAAGGGGTAAATTATGAGTGATGTAAATTTACCGGCAGATCCAGATACAAGAGCAGATTTTGCCAATTTTGTATTAGAAGAAAATTGCGATCATATACCTATTGTTGCAGAAGCAGCTATGACATATCGGGACATGATTGTAATGGAACCCTGGTGCGGAATAGCAGATCATACTTTGGCTATAGGGGCCGCCGGAACACTACACGTTAAAAGAGGTATACTTGTTAGATCTTCACGGATTGAAACGGGAACCGTATTTGCTTTATTCGGACAAGAAGTATGGTTCAACGCAGTAACGGGGGAATATATAGACACAGAAGCTGAGGATCTTTTTCTTGTCGGTTATGTTCGCGAAGTTGTTAATGCCGACGGCAGATTCGGATTTGAAAAACGTCGATATGTTATTGAAGGGGAGGCAACCTAATGAAAGAATTGATTGATTATAAATTAACCCCTGAGAAACTTATTCAAAGGCGCGTTAATAACGAAGAAGGAATTGACTCTGCTATATTTGAAGGTACTATTAAGAATTACACAGGTAAGGAAAAAATAGTAAAATATAAAAATATAGATGAAGAATTAAGATCTTTTGTTGTACCAGCGGGTAAATTGTGGAATCGAAAATGTGCTCAATACAATGAATTTTGGAATCGAATTGAAGATCAACTTAAACTTGTAAAAGATCAAATAGACAGAAAAGTAAACATTGAACAATTTCCGGATGATTATTATACCTTAATTGATATAATGAGAATTGATATTACAAGACGCAGAATTCAGGAAATGGATTACACCGGTGAAATGACAAACGAGATTACAAATGTTAACTATTCAAAAACAGTCGGACTTAACGAATTCAGAGATTATACCGGAGCTTTCAAAACTATGCATGCTACAAACGACACTGTACCAATGATAGAACAGAAAACCGGAGAAACTGGTTCCGTTGAAATGGCTTTACAGGCATTAGGGCATCAAAGATCCCTTGAAGATGAATTATACAATTTAGATATTTATTCGCTCGAAAAAGTTAATAGAGCAGTCACAAGAGCGCATGTCGGTTGGAGAAACGATCAATGTTTAGGAATGCTGATTGCTTTAACCGCAGCGAATGCCTGGGCAGCAAGACAGCAACAGCCCGCAATAAATATCGCAGGACAGACAGCCGAAGAAAATATATATCAGACTCTTGATACAGCAATCGAAAGACTGATTAACTTAAACGATCCGCAGACAGAACAACCGATCGATGCTCCAAAATTAGTATTAGCTTGTAGACCTAACGACGTGAGACGAATCAACAAAGCTATAAACGGAGTAATAAATCTATACAGAGGTCAGCCTTCAAATTATGCTGCACTAACAGACATAACAGAAATATGGCCCTACAGAGGGGACGTATTTTATCGCGGACCTGATAGAATCGTATACGACGGAATTGCAGAAAACACAGCTTATTTATTTGTACCTGGTTCCGCAGGATCTCCATTCTGGACTTTGGTTAAACGTCAGTTAACACAGGAAATCGGTAGAGGCTCTGTATTACAACTATCCAGGGAACAAAGAGCTTGGTATTTTGTACAGACTCAATACGCGAAAGAATTCTTGGGAGAAACAGACGGTTGCGCAAATGGAACAGGTTTTGTAATAGAAATTACATTACCAGATTCAGGTGCAGACGAAACTTAAAATAACAAGTTTATTAGAAGCATAAACTTTTTTTCCAAACGGGGGCTTGAAATATAGCCCCTTTTTTTATATAGTAGACCATGCAAATAATCACAGTACAATTTAATTATCCGGACAGATCAAATTATAAAATCCTTTTAGATGTATTCAGATATTCTTGTCAGAAATATATGCCAAAAGTTAAATTCAATTCAATTTGTATTGAGGCCCCGGAAAATAAAACAGGCCGGGCCCTTAACTTTAATTACAATACAATCAAGTTGGAAAAGTGGGTACAGTTTTTAGAATCAACAAAGGATGATAATGTAATATTGGCTGATTGTGATATGATAGCAATAAGATCCGCCGAGCATGCTTTTAAATTTGATTTTGATATAGCATATACAGAACGTACCAGGATTAAAAGAATACCCAATAACGGCGGTATTATGTTTGTAAAAGTCAACCACAAGTCGGTAAACTTTTTTAAGGAAATGCTTAAAATAAATATCAAGATGCTACACGATAGCAGATTCCATCAATTATGGCGGAGTAAATATGCAGGAATGAATCAAGCCGCTTTTGGATATATGACAGAAACGTATAGGGATAAAATAAATCTACATAAATTTAAGACGATAGAATTTAATGCTGTTGATTGTGACTGGCCGAGCATAAACGATAAAACCATATTCGTACATTGTAAATCCAAATTAAGAAAAATGATACTGAAGGAAAATCCAGGCCGACCGGAATATAAAAAAGCCGCTACTTTGTGGTACGGATTACATAAGGAAATGGTAAATAAGAAAAAATAAAGGAGAAATAGAAATGGAAAAAGGTATATGTGAACATTGCAATTTTTGGATCGATAGATATGGATTTAGGGGTGAAGAACTTAGAATTGATGCGGAATGTAGAAAAAACGCACCTAGAAATATAAGAGAAAACGATCCGGAACACAAAAGAATATTTCCAGTAACTAATTGTAATGATTTATGTGGAGATTGGGAAAAAATAAAGCAATAGGTAATAAAGTGAAACTAATTACGGTATACTTTGCAAGAAGCAGAAACTATAAAAACTTTTTAACAGTATGGTTAAAATCTGCAAAAAAAATAATGCCTAATATTGATATAAAAGTAATAAAACCCAAACAGTCAAAATGTATAGATCATAAAAGAGATACAGCCATAGCATTTAATGAAGCCGCTTATTATGCCCTTAAAAGCAAAGAGCCGTTAATCATAACCGATGTTGATATGATGTTTATGAATCCGGTTGATACAATCCTGGACCGCAAATTTGACATAGCTATAACTGTAAGAAAATACAGAGCAAAATATAATACCGGATTATGGATTTATAAACCATCAAAAAGGTCAAGAAAGTTTGTACATAGTTGGATACAAAATACAAAATGGATTGTAGAGAATTTTAATAAGTGTACTGAACTAATTGGTACTCATGGCGGAATAGATCAAGCTTCGTTATGGATGACAATAAACAAAATACAAAATATAAATATTCTTGAATTGCCCTGTCAGGTATGGAATGCATGTCAAACGGAATGGGAAAAAGTTGATAGACATACTAAGATAATACACGTAAAATCAAAATTAAGATTAACAGCAACCGGTCGGAATGAAGTACCGGAAAATATGCAATATTTAAAACCGTTAATAAAAAAATGGAGATCTTATTTATAGGGGGAAAAATGAAAGGACATTGTTATTGGTTAACAGGACTTCCATGTTCAGGGAAAACAACTATAATAAATGAGCTCGGAGCAATTTTAAATGGTGCCAGCGTACAGCATCACATTTTAGACGGAGATGTTTTTAGAAAGAATATCACAAACCATTTAAGCTTTAGCAATGAGGACAGGCGAAGAAATTTGTTAATAGCTGCTAATATAGCTAAAATATTAATACTCCATGATATAATTGTTTTGTGTGCATTTATATCCCCTTTTGTATCTGTAAGAAAAGAAGTAGAAAAAATCATCGGCGAAGAAAATTACACAGAAATATATATTGAGGCAAGCAGGGAAACTTGTATTAAAAGAGATGTGAAAGGAATGTGGAAAAAAGCTTTAAACGGAGACCTGCACGCATTTACAGGAGTCGGAAGTGTTTACGAAATGCCACTAAATTCAATAACTATAAATACGGAAAAGAAAAAAGTTTTTGAATCTGTTTCAGAATTAAAAAAAATAATAGAAGGATCTGGTAAATCGTGGGTTCCAACATATCAAATATAGGATGGCATGATTACCGAGTGTAAATAAATGTGTGTATGACCCAAGTCTATATTTTAGGGGGTAAGAATGGCGCTCAATAAATGTGAAGTATGTTATAATAATATATACAGAGAAGATCTTTGTAAAAACTGCAAAGAGCTATTGAAAAAAATGATTAAAAGTAAAACGTTAAAAGATGAATATAGACCACTTATAAACGGGAGTTATTATGATAGTACCCGCTGAATGTATAAAATGGATAAATCTTCAAAGAACTAAATATAAAAATCCTATCAATCAATTTAAAGATCAAATACAAAAAGAATATCTTGAAATGAGAGAATATTTACCGACCAGCGTTGAGTCAATACTCGACATAGGTTGCGGGCTCGCAGGAATAGATATTTTACTTTCAAAGCATTATGGGAAACCAGAATTATTCTTAATGGATAATAGTGAAGTAAATGGACAAGTTGTTTATGGATATGATAGACGCCGGTCATTCTATTCTTCATTTGAAGCAACAGAAGCACTTCTAAAAGCTAATTATATTGAAAATTATAATCTTATTGATATAAAAGAAAAAAGATTACCGGTCTTTAAAAAAATAGATCTTGTAATATCATTATTATCATGTGGTTATCATTACCCTGTTACTGAATATCTGGAATATATAAATACAATATTATCTGAAAATGGAACTTTGATTATTGATATAAGGGAATTGACAGATGGTATTGAAGTTGTACAAAAAGTATTTCCGAAAATAAAAGAAATCAGTTATTATAATAAATCAATAAGAATATGTGCGAGGCGAAATGAGAAGAATTAGACGAATGATAGGAAAGCGAAGAAATTTAAATAGACCGGGAGTTAGTTTACCAGAATATTTTAAGTACAAAAAAAGAAAGGGCAGCAAGCGTAAAAGATGGGATGCTATATTGTCAAGACTGCCTGCTAACATGCCCCTACTTGGTGTCGAGATAGGCATATTAAACGGTAATACGTCACATAGGATATTAAGACAAAGACCGTTATTAAAACTTTATATGGTCGATCCCTGGATTTCCCCGGAAGAAGGATCAAGTTATTTTAAAACGGGTGATGATAATGCACGTAAGCCAGCACAAGAACATGAAAAAGCATATATATTGACATTAAAGAGGGTAGAGTTTGCAGGTGATAGGGCTATGATTATGAGGATGTTTTCACATGAAGCAGAGCAGAAAATAGAAGATGGTTTGCTTGATTTTGTTTTTATCGACGGTGATCATTCATATATCGGAGTAAGTAAAGATATAAAATTGTGGCTTCCAAAAATTAAAAAAGGCGGATGGATCGGCGGCCATGATTATCACCATGAAACAAGACCTAATCTTCAGGGTGTAACAGTTGCTGTTGACGAAGTTTTTGCAAAGAGCAAAATTGAAATAGACGATAATCATACTTGGTTTGTGAGAATATAATGATAGTAATGATACTTGGAATGTCAAAAAGCGGTACAACACTGGCAGCAAGAACGCTGGATGCTGCAGGAATAAACTTTAGTCCAGAAAAAAAGCGGGCTGATTATCCTTCCTGCCCTTATGAGAATTTGGAAGGTTGCAGAATATGCATGGAACAGATTGAGATAGATAGAAAAAAATCTTTATATTACCCAACTAAAATAAAAGATAGCACAAGAATTGTCTCTTATATAAAAATGAGATCAAAGCAGGATAGAAATTGGGGGTTTAAATTTCCTTACCTTACTTTTGTATATCATATATGGAAGAAATATTTACCGGAAGACCATATTGCAATAGCATTAAAAAGAACTCTGGAAGGATTATTATGGCATTATAGTAAAAAAGGAAAAATAATATTAACGGAAAATAAAAAACAAACAATATTAAACATACAAGAGAAATATAATAACCTTATAGATAATTATGGAATACCTGTGATACAATTTGAGGACTTTATTAATAAAGGGCCAATAGTACTAGAAAAAATAATCGGTCGTAAATTGCCAGATGTGAGGGATGGGAAAAAACATTGAAAATAGTTAGTGTACAATTTGATTATGGCGGATTACAAAGTTATAAAAAATTATCGCAGGTTTTTGCTTATAGCGTAAAAAAGAATTGTCCGGATGCAGATTTAGAATTAATAAATGCAAAACCACCAGAAATAAAAAGGAAAATCAGAAGTAAAAGCTTTGCAACTAATACTTTAAAAATAAAATTATGGCTTAATGCATTAAGAAGTACGACGGACGATGTTGTATTTATGGATTGTGATATGATTGTTCTTAAAGATATATCATCAGCTTTTAAAAATGATTTTGATATTGGATATACGAAAAGAACCGGATCGAGAATTCCTTATAATGGCGGTGTTGTATTTGTTAAAAATACCCCGGAAGCTATAAAGTTTATTGAGCACTGGAAAGAAATAAACGACAAAATGTATAATGATTATACTTTCCATCATACATATAGAAATAAATACGCAGGAATGAATCAAGCGGCGTTCGGTTATATAATGGAAACCGGAGGATATAAGACAAAATTAAAAAAGTTTAGTTGTGATATATGGAATGCATGTGTAGAAAATTGGCCGAAAATAAATGATGAAACACGAATTGTACATATTAAAGGGGCTTTGCGAAGATCCGTATTGATGAATAGATCAATAGCCGGGTGTAGGTTCAGACGTGCAATAATACTTTGGAGAAATTTAGCAATAGAAGCAGGATTAATACACGCGCCGAAATTAGATGTTAATACAGCAACGCCAATAACACCCCACCCGCTTATAAGAAAAGTAAGAGGATTAAGAAGATCTCGAAGAAGGTATTGATTAAAAATACTTATAGGAGTACTATGGATTATGGCTACTACAACCGATATTAGAAATTTAAGAATTGACGTGAGTGATCCTCCGGATATAAATCATATAATATCCGTTGCAACAGATACGGATCTACCAACAAAACCAAAACATCAAACAGTATATTATATAACAGACACTGAAAGATATGTACAAACTGAAAAGACGATTGACGCAAGTGCAGCCGATTATATAAACGTTGAATTGTTTTTATCTGACAGTAAGATTGAAAGTCTTATAGATGCTAGCGGTTATGATAAGGCCCTGTACAAAGTCGTCAAACTTATTGCATCAAAACTTGGGAGTAAACTTCTACTTGTCAAAAATGCCAGTGGTGCAGAATCTATCGAATATTTAAAACTTCTTGATTTATACAAATACTATAAAGGTATTGTCGCAGATTTTAAAGAAGAAGAAAAAGACAAAAGCAGTAATGATACTGGCAGATTAGGACAGACAAGTTATACACAAATAGCCGGGGGCAATCTTTGAAATTCTTTAATAAGCAATTATTAAAACAAGCCAGGGATTCCATAAAAAAAATGATAGATGAAAGCCCGGAGAATATAACTATATATAGAAAGCCAATGGTTGACGACGGGTACGACGGTGAAGTTATAGATCCATACGGTGAAGGAATTCCGAATTATTTAAAAGTAAGATTGAGTCAAGAAAAGAAATATGCTAATTATGAACGGGCTCCGGTCGGGCTATCTACAAATTTAGTAAGATATATTATAACGGATTATAAATCTATTATATACGATGGTGACACATTCAATTCATCTTTTGATAAGGAATTTATAATTAAAGCAGTAGATCCGTTGATAAAATTTGGCGGACTTATTGGTTATCAAGCGCCGCTTGTAGAGGCTGTTACGATGACAACGGAAACATAAAGCAGGGGGATTAATGCCAATAGGAATTATTACAAACCCACAATATAGAACTTTAAAAGTTGGTGATATTTCAAATGGAAATTACATGCAAGTATTAGCTGATGGAACTATTAGGCTTGAAGGCGATGCTCGAACATGGACTGACTTTTCAGTACCATTGACAAGAGATAAACAAGGACAGGCAAGTAAACCAGATTATGATTTTACAAATTTAGGTTTATTATTTCCGCAAAATAATGAAACAGAAGAAATATATTTAAATTTACAAATGTTACATCAAAAAGCCTTAAGTTTATCAATCAACATGCATGTTCATTATATTCAATCTGCAGCCGAGCAACCAATATTTGAATTGCAATATAAATTTTATAATAATGGCGGTGATGTTCCCGGGAGTTGGACTACAATTGATACTTCTGCAAATAAAGGAAGATATACATGGACTACAAACGACATGATGCAAAAAGGAAATTTCCCAACCATAGCAGCGCCGGCAAATGAAATAGTAAGCGCAAATCTTGATGTAAAATTATATAGGCAAACGGGTGACGGATTAGCAGGAGATGTATTAACAAAATATGTTGATTTTCATTTTCAGATTGATAGTTTAGGAAGTGCGCAGGAGTACTTAAAATGATAACTACAAAAAGAATAAATAGAACAACCTGGACGGCAATAACAACGGCAGGTCAACAGGGGACCTGCTGGATGTATGAAAATATAAAAGGGGAAGGCGGTGTTTTTATATCACATTCAAATACTGGATCTCTGCCAAGAATAAGAATAGGATTCAGAGTATGGAAACCAAACGATAATACAAATATTTGCTTGCTCGGTCCCGATGATTTAAATGATATTTTTTATGCAAGATGTTTGAATGCTAGTGAAGAAGTAAAGCTTTGTGTAGATGTAATATAGGAGAAAAAAATGACTGTACCGAAAACAATAAAATTGCCCGATGATGCATCGAGCGGGCCAATAAAAAAACCAGATGAAACTATAATCTTAAACCCTATATTTGAAAAAAAATATTTAACAATTCAAGAAGTACTTAGTTGCATAAATCATTTTAGTGCTGTATTATTAGCGGATGGATGTTACACTGGTGAAGAAGAACATAAAAGATATTTACAACAGACGCCTGGCAATGGTGTACGCACTTTCCCTTGATTATGCTGCACGAGTAATAAATTTCTTCTGGTCTGTACAACCCCCGAAGCCTAATTCAGAAGGTTTATTCTGGACAAACAGAACCGGACAGGCTGCAGCAAGAATGTTTACAGATGCTAAAATTGTAAACAATGTTGTAAGCTGGTTTATGGCACATGGGGTACAATATGGTGTTTATTTAGAACTTGCAAATGATAGAAGATACGCGGCTATAAATCCCGTCATGGTAAAATTCACAAGATATTTTATAAGAGATTTAAATAAATTATACAAGGGTTGATAATATGACAACTAAAATAGTTGAAAGATTAAAAACAGGAACGATTAAACATGTTGTACAATTCGGAGTTGAAAAATTGCCTGCCCCGCCTTATGTAGTAGTCAAGCCAGAAAAAGATCCATTAGATCGAGGCACTATGGTTAGAATAATTGCGCATTTTTTACCGGGGCAAAATATATTTTTAGATGATTATATAAATAAGGAAGTATTTGATTTATTAGATAATTTTTCTGCAGAATCACGAAATGGGAATTACAATACTCTTTTGACAGAGAATGATTATAATGATATAATTATTGGCAATGATGATAAAACGATTAGTAAAGAACGGATATTTTTATTGCCAATGATTATAATTTAGGAGAATGGCGCCATATTATTAAACCTTAAGGAGTTAAAATTATGGCTGAGAGAGCAACAGCAAGATACGGATTTGGTTTAGTATTCACCAGATTCATGCCGTTAAATGACGATTTGACGATTCCAATACCCGAAAGAATACTGGGCGGCGCAGGCCCGTTTGATTTTTCAGATGTTGACAGCATTGCAGCAGTAGAATTGATAACTAAAATTGATAATGAAGCTGCAGAAACAGTAACAGTGGATTTGTCCGGAGTAGTAGATCCTACAGCTGTAACGGTTGCGGAATTATTTGCAGCAATAAACGTTGCAGGACCCACAGATTTAACGGCTTCTGAAGATGCTACAACAGGCAGAATTATGATGGCTTACGATCTATCGGATGACGTTGGCTATGTACAGATTTACGGAGAATGTGCAGAGATTGCAATGTTCGGTCAGGGCTTTGGGGTAAGATTTGTAAAAAGTGATACTTTGAAATCTCTAAACGGTATACCGAATATGAAAGACGAAGAAATATTTGAGACTGCAGATGCGATGGGTCTTGATACTACTGCAATATCCGATGGCTATAGAAAAGGAATTGCTATTACATTTGTGGATTCTGCAGAGGATTGGGATTTACTTGCATTAATGGAGAATGGATATCATGTTGAATCAAATGAAGATGGTAATGAAGAATATGATACCCCGACTTCCGAAGATAGTAAAATATATTTCTTTTGTGAAGTGTTTTATACTCAATATACGCGGGGTGAAAACAAAGAAGGTGAAATAGTCAATTATGTTCAGAAACTTTACAGAACATGTAAAGGAAATGTTGGAGAAAGTTCACACGAACGAGGATTCATGGATGGAAATTTTACGATTATTGGAACATCATACAAAGATCAAGATGAAAATCTTTTTGGTGATACTCGTAGAACAAAATTGAGCATAGAGGCATACCAGGCATTAGACGTTTATAACGTATAGGTTCGACATGGAAAAAGAAAAAGAATTTAATGAGAGTGCGTCCCTTGAACAGATGGGGGACGCGCAATATCCAATATTGTCCGTACTGTTTAACGGGACTCCTGTTCTTGTAAAAATAAAAGAACTCAATCAAGCAAATATTATGGCGTGCGGAGATTTTTCTTTAATTGAAACCTTAGAAGATAAGATCGGTCTGAAATCTAAAAATATAAAAATACGCGATATTATTGCATACGCAGAACGGAATCACGCAATAGTTAAAGAAGCCCTTGTCAGCCCGACCTATGAACAGATTTTTGAAATGATAGGTATAGATCCGAGTATCAAAGAAAAAAAGAAACTAATCGGGGAATTGAAAAAAAAGATTACACAGTTAAAACCAGGGCCGAAAAGATCCGCGATAGAAGAAGAACTTGATACACTAAGAATCAGATGTAATTATTTTCTACCGGATGATTTTATAAGCTGGATAGTTGCGTATACATTAAAAATAAATAGAACAGATATAAAAAAAATAACCGAGAAAATACTTTTAGATTCTGCAATATTAGCTAAACTTGGAAACGACAATCCTGCAAATCATATTGACGGGGATTTTACGCCCTTTAATAAAGATGACATAAATCGTAGGGCGTGGATAGAACATGGTAAATTCATGCAGGAAAATAAAAAAAAGGTTAGATAAATGGCTGTTGATGCTGGAACAATTTATTCAGAAGTACGCATTGATATAAATAAACTTAATGGGGACATTAGGCAAATTGAAACCCGTCTTAATCAATTCGCAAATAAAAATAAACAGAAATCCACAGAGGTAAAAAATTCCTGGTCAAATGCTTTCAAGCAAATGAACCTTGCGGGCGTAGCAGCGTTTGCGGCAATTGTCATGGCTGTAAAAGGGGCCACAACTGCATTCACTAGTTACGAACAATCAATGGCAAATGTACGGTCCGTCACAGATGCAACAGCCGAGGATTTTAAAAAACTAGAAGACGCTGCAATAGCGGCCGGAGAATCAACCAGGTTTACAGCAACGCAAGCCGCAGAAGCTTTATACTTTTTAGGGTCGGCGGGGTTTAGTGCCAAGCGAAGTATAAACGCTTTACAGGGTGTTTTACAATTAGCAGGTGCAACGCAATCGGATCTTGCTTCTACTTCCGCAACTATGGCCGCAACGCTTGCACAATTTTCGCTTGCATCAACAGAGTCAACAAGAGTGTCAAATGTATTTGCTGCAGCAATTGCAAATTCCCAAGCAACAATGGAAAAACTTTCTTTGGCTTTGAAAAAAGTTGGACCAATAAGCGGAGCCTTTGGAATTTCTCTTGAAGAAACGACAGCAAATCTTGAAGCATTATTTACAGCGGGATTGACGGGTCAGGAATCGGGCGTTGCATTAAGAAATATAATGTTAGGATTAACAAAAGAAACAGGACCTTTAATTGCAAAATTAAAAGAACTTGGAATTGCATTTGAAGATGTTAATCCACAGGAAGTCGGCTTGACAGATGCAATACAAACTTTGGCAGAATCAGGAGTAGATCTTGCACAAGTCTTTGAGACAAGAACGGTCGCAGCTATTTTATCGCTTGCGGAAACCGGGGGCCCTGCATTAAGACAACTTGAAGCAGACATTACAGATACTAATAGAGCCGCTGAAATGTATGCAATTCAAAATGATACGCTTGCCGGATCTATGGACTTTTTTAAATCGGCTATGGAATCGGCATCTATAAAATTAACAAAAGAATTTGCCCCGGCAATCAGGGGAGTCGTAGATTTTTTAACCGATGCGATCAGGGCTTTTAATGGTTTACCCGGACCAATAAAAATTGCAATTGTAGCACTTGCAACCATCGGTCCTGCTATTGCCGCAATTTCGGCGGCAGTTGCATTATTGTCAGCTTCATTCGGCGGTATATCTGCAGCTTTAATGGTACTAGGTGGGGCTGTTGCCTTAACCGGAGTACTACACAGAATGCAGGATATAACCAGAGAAGCAAAGTTAGTAAATTCCTTTTTAGAAAGAGCTGTTGCAAATGGCGAAGATTTAAACGAAAAAATGGTAGAAATGGCCAGAGTGACAGGAAAGTCACTTGAAGAAATTAAAGATATAGTACGTGAAAATGATAATATAAATGAAAGTTTATTAATACAAGATGAGCTTAATCAAGATATAGTTGATAAATATACAAGGAGAATCGAACTTTTAGAAACGGAGTTAGAACTTAACGCTGAATTATTAGTAAGCCAGGGAATTTCCGGTTTTTTATATAGAGCGCAGCTTGAAATTATATTGGGAATATTGGAGGCAAGAAAACAAGCGCGTGCTGTACTTGAAGCAGAAATAGAATTAAGAAAAGAACAAGAAGAAGCCGAAAGAATAAGACTTGAAAAAGAGAAAAAAAGATTAGATGATTTGGCAGACCTACAAGAAGAATTTAGACGGTTACAATTAACAGAAGAACAAAGAGCAATTGAGGATTTAGAAACCGATAGAGATAAATATATGGAGGGCGGGATTGAAACCGAAGAATGGTATCAACAAGAGCTTGCAGCTATAAGGGAAAAATATGCGGAAGAAGAAAGCGGAGAAAAAAAAGAAGCCGAAAGAATAAGACTTGAAAATGAAAAAATAAATTTACAGAAACTTGTAGAGATACAAGAAGAATTCAGGCGTGAACAACTTACCGCAGAAGAAAGAGCACGTGAAGATTTAGAAATACGCAGAGCCGAACTTTTGCTGGCTGGAATTGACGATGAAATATGGTACCAGGAACAGCTTGCAGCTATAAGAGAACAATTCAGAAAAGAAGAAAAAGAAAAAGAAGAACGAGAAGATCCGAGAGCCGAACAAAGAGAAAAAGAAATTGCAGATACTAAAACACTTATTGAACTTAAAGATCGGTATCAGCAAAAACTTGAATCATTAAAGCAGACAGCAATTGAACAGCTTGAAGCTGACAGAGAAAGAACCATAGAAGAAATTAAAAACAGTGATGCTACAAAAGAAGCAAAAGACGAAGCTATAAAAGCAGTAAAAGAATATTATGATTTATTAATTGATAATACAGCAAACGCAATTTTTCAAGATACTTTTATGTCAATGATAGATACAGTACTTTCAGGATTCAGTGGATTATTTAGTGCGCTATCTGCATTGTCAGCAGCATTGACAGCCAACCGAATTGCGGATCTCGATGCATGGCTACAAGCAGAACTTGAAGCGGCCGGACTAGTAGAAGAAACAACGCTTGAAAGACTTCAAAGAGAATTAGACGCAGCTATTGCAGCGGGTGATTCAGAGACAGCCGATAAATTAAGACAAGATTTATTGCGCGAACAAATTGAAGAAGATTATCAAAAAAAATTAGCACAAATAAAATATGAAGGCGAATTAAAACAATGGAAATATACTCTGGCTATAGGAATTGCAAGTGCTGCTAGTGCAATACTTTCGGGCTATGCATCTAAACCTTTTTTACCAGTAGGTTTACTTGCGGGAATATTAGCAACCGCAAAATCAGGAATACAAATCGCGGCTATTAAAGCACAAGAACCAAAACCCCCTGCAGCGGCAACAGGCGGACTTGTATTACCATCAAGTACAGGCGGGACCCTGATCAATACTGCAGAAAATAGAGCGCCAGAATTATTATTAAACGGTGGGGCATCGGGAGAAGCTTTCTTAAATGGATTTGCTCAAAGGATTGCAGATATTATAAATGCTGGGAATGGCAATGGGATAACAATACCAGTTCATTTATATATAGACGGTAAGAAGGTTGCGGAATCGAGCGCAAAATATTATAATAAGGGAATAGTGAGGATTGATCTGTGAAAGTAATTTTCGATAATATAGTTTTAGATTCTACCTTAAGCAGTTTAAATGCATCTTTAAATTACCCTGTTGAGAATTTACAGGATAGTATATTAAAAAAACGTTATCAAAGTGTAGTTACAAGTGATACAATTACAATAGATTTTTCAGAAACTTTAACAGTATCAAGTTTTTGGTATGTTTATACGAATGCAACTTATTTACAATTACGATTATATGTTGGATCTGATAGTCTGGTTTTTACTTTAACTATAAATAATCCGGAAAGTTATATTGACGCACATTATTTTTCGGCGGTTGATGCTGATTATGCAGAGCTTGATATTATAGGGCCAGAGAATGTTTACTTGGGTGTGATCGCATTAGACGATCCGGTTGAATTTCCAGATCCTGAAAATGTCTGGACGGAAGGATATCAAGATAATAGTTCCGTAAATGAGAATGACGACGGGAATACCCTGCAGGATTATATAAAACCACTAAAAATAAATAATTGGAAATTTAGAGATGTTACAAGATATGATTCTAATTATTATAAGGATCTTTACGAGTTAACCGGAATCGGAAAAATAATATGGGTTGATGCTTTCGAGGATAACCATGATTTTTTAAAACCGTTATATTGTAAAATGACAGCACCGTTGCAGCCAACGAAAAACGGACGGCGTTATAATTTTGAATTGAATATTAAAGAGGCACGATAATGATTATAGGAATAGTTTGTAAATGCAAATGCACAAAAGAGTTTATTATAAACATCTCAGAGACAAATATTTTAGATAGTTCATCTATGAAAATATATAATGAATGGGAATGTTCGAAATGTACAGAGAAACCAGAACCGCCAAAAGTAAGAGTATTAAAAAACTTAGCTTTTTAAGGAGAAAAGAAAATGCCAATAGTTAGAATACCAGATCCAAACGCATTGCCAACAATACAAAATGACTTTGTTAGACAAAATAATAAATCCGCAGTTAATTTTTTGCAGGTCAATAAACCGATATGGGACGATGCAACTAATATAGTTCAAGGTGCAATCTTTCAGATCGGAGGGACTGTTTATTATTGTAATGCATCAACGGCGATCGGCGGTGCTCCTTCTGCTTATATAAAACTAACTCCGAGCGGAGACGGATCAATAGTTACGCCGACTTATGTTGCGGACTTGACAGGCGTATCTTGGAATAATGCCTATAATGGTTATTATGATGTTGGTGGTAATGCTTATATATTTGACGAACTTATTGCAATTGTAGCTGGAGAAATAGTTGGAGCAAAAACAAGATTGTGGCGAGCATTTCAAATCATGTTATCTCTGAATGTAACTTTTACTGCAAATCCAATATTTTCAGGAGATCCTACATTTTCAGGTAATGCAACTTTTGATAATGGAATTATAGCTAATGGTGGAATAACTGAACACTCTATAACCTATAAAGATAAAATAATGGATATAGGTGATTGGAATATGAATTTAACTGGTTCTATTTCAATAGCTCATGGATTAAATGTTAATAAGATAAGAAGTGTTCTAAGTCTAATTCAAAGCGATAGTGGTGTAATTTTAGATCCGGATGGGAAATATGATGGTACTGTTGGAGGCATAGGACATTATGTATATATAAATGGTGCTAATGTATCGGTAGTAAGAAGGACAGGAAGTGTGTACGATATATCTCCAAACTATAATGCAGTAAGTCCTGAAATATCAACAAGAGGCTGGATAGTAATAAAATATGTGGTTTAAATGATAATATCTGAAATATCAAAATATTATGAATCAGAAGCTCAAACAAATGTTGCACCGTTTATATATCAACAGCAACCGGCAACCCACGTAACAGCGCCATATTGGATAGATATATTCGGGGCAGCAGATGAAAGCATACTATTTAATATGTATATAAATGATTTTATCAGGGATTATTATAATAATTATTCAGAAGTAAATAGCCTGCTTGACTGCATAGATACAGAGCAGTCATTTTTTTGGTTATCAACATCTTACATTTTATATAATCATTATGAGCATGATTACTCACCGTTCACAGATAATTATTATGAATATGGCCGGGCGTTTGGATTCAATAATAAATTCCCGATATATATTGACGATGTTTTTTATGATGCACTAATGAAAACAATACCGTCAATTGCGCAACAGCAGGATCTTGTCAATTATGAAAAGTTAGCAGGCATGACAGGATCTATTGAATATGCAAATACTGAAGGACAGTTTGATGAATTTATTGATACTGATATAACCGGTACAAAAAATAGATTATATTATCTTGATGCTATATATGGAATAGAAAACTATACAAGATCGCAACTTGTTTCATTAGCTTCATATTTTATAGAGGACGATAGTATCAGTTTAAATAAATATTCTACCGATTTACAGGATTTGAGATTTAAACAAAATATTGAAATACCGATAGAAACTTTTAACACGACTGAATATCCAGATATAAAAGATAGTTATGTAGACAATATAATTCCTTTATTGTACGGACAAGTGAGAAGATCCGAAGCGATCCCAATTGATGGTGAGCTGGGAACCGGAAACGATATAAATTTCAGGCAAGCTCTTATTTTAACAAGCCTCGGAACTGTACAGGTAGAAATAGATGATCAGTGGACTACCAAAACCCCAACGGCTACAAATTTAACACTTGGAGAATTTACACTTGCAGAAGTAGACGGCAGGAAAGCAAACGGAGAACCATATAATTGTAGAGTTGTTGATTCAATAGGAATACCGAACACATATTCATCTGATATAATAATAGATATGAACGAACGATTTATTAATGTGTCTTATAATAATAGTCTATATGATATTTCAGAATGGGAGTCAGAAGAAATACAACTTGAATCAATAGGTATAGTTTTTAATAAACCTGTAAAATTATATGAAGCAATTCGCATGGTACAGGCTGGATCTAATGTTGGATTCAGATATGAAATAGCAGCGGATGGAAGGCGGACAATACGAATCGACGATCCGGACAGAACACCCGTTGAATATATTATAAGGAATCAAATTAAAGGGATTATAGAATCATCTATAGAAACAAATAAGAAATTACTTTCGGCAATTGTAAAAGTTAAATATTCAAAGGATTATAATTCAGATAAATATTTATCTGTTACTAATTCAGATTATCAAAATGTTGTATTAGAAAAATATAGAGAGCAACCGACGGTTGAAATTGAAACGGATCTTATTACTCAGGTCCAGGCAGAAGCCAGAGCCGAGTTATACGCTTCCAGATTTTCAAACATGCCAAGAATCGTACCATTAAATATAATGGGTATTGATTATTACACGTTGAGAATATATGATGTTATTGAAGCAGAGCTAACACTTGAATTTGTTAATGCTGATACTGGAGAGATTAAGGGAGATCGGGAATTTTTCGGAGTATGGAAAATACAGGTATTAAGTATAGATCCGGATTTTGCAAATCAAGGAAATAATATCACTGGCTATTTAGTTGAGCAAATCGAACCTATAAATGTTGTTAGAATATCAGAACCCGGAGTAATAAGAATGGTAGATAATATATATAAAAGGAAGGTTTATTAATGTCTACATTATATCAAAGAATAATTGAATTGTCAGATACGGAAATAGCAATTAGTTTGTTACATTATTTAGAATCAGATATATCAACAGATGGTAAAACAAAAAAAGTATTACTAAGTGAAATATCAGATCTTATTAATGCCACAATTAGAGGCGCTATAATATCAGAAGCACGATCTTATAATGTCAATAATGTAAATAATACGAATTATAATATATTAGATGGTGACGGCTATAACGAAATAAATATAAATCCGTCAAGTGCAAATAGAGAAGCCAAATTTCCAGATCCTACATTGGCAGTAAATTTAAATAGAAAATTAAAAATTAGAAATGGCGGTAACGGAACTCACAAAATAACTTTAACTCCATTTGCGGCAGAGACTTTTAATGTCATGTCAGGAAATGAAGAATGGACTTTATCGAGTTTTGAATTAATACAAGCCGGTGATTGGTGTGAGTTTATAGGTAACGGTACTAACTGGATAAAATGTAATGAGCCTTATTGGCATAAGTTTAATAATCCGGCAACTGGAGCAAAAGTAAGTAAAACAACAGGGTGGACAGCAGATCAATTTACTCCTGGTGGATTTGAGATTACATTTTCAGAAGCACCTATCGGATCAATTGCTGTTAGAGATGTTATATCACAAGGCGGAACTCAAAGTACTATATTTTATAGAAAAAGTGGTGATACTAATATTTCTAATACTCCAAGTGGATCTAGTGAATTATCCCATGTTTTAATGTTTTCAGATGATGATGTAATACAGGGGGTGTACTGGATGAGTTCTGATTTAAAAATACAAATTGCAGTTACTAATGTGAACACAGATGTTAATGTTCAATATCCAATAGAATATTTACAATAAGGAAATAGAATGACTATAGAAGTATTAACATCAGAAGTAGAAAATATAAAAAAAGAACATGATAAATGTGAAAATAGACAGAAAGGAAAACAAGACGAACTGCAAGATCAAATTAATGATCAAGAAGTTAAGCAGTCAACTGATAAAAGAAAAATATACGATCATGTAAATGAAATAGAAAAAAAATTGATGGTTGAAATCGGTGCAGTTGCTAAAGATGTACGAGATACCAAATGGTCAATAGTAAAATGGTTGTTTATTGTTATGGGTGGGAGTGCTTTATTGCAAGGCGCTATTAATAAAATATTTAATTTAGGGGGATAAAATGAGCTTGAAAGGCCGAAAATGGTTCGGGTATATATTTACATCAATATTGATTCTAGTAATAGGCATATTAATATTAATAATTAAACCGGATATTTTTATAGGTACAGCATTATATATAATGTGTGGATTGGTAGGAGTCTATTTAATATTTGCAGCATCAAATATTATAAAGTCTTTTATAACTTCCGCATGGTTCCAAGAAAAGTTGTCAGGTAAATAATGAATGAAAAATATAATAATCGGTTTAGTCGGATTGATAATCTTAATCTCAGGAATATTTATCTATGTTAAAATTCAAGATAATAATAGTATTGATGCTCTTAATATTGCCGTTGAAAACTATCGCACAGGAACAGAACAGTTACTTGATGAAATTGCAGAACTTGGAAAACAACTTATTATATATGAATCAATTATCATTAAAGCAGAGAATAGAAATACAGAACTTGGAAATATCCTTAACGAGTCAGCAAAAGAAATCGAACGAAGCATTAATAGCACAGAGAGAATTAAAGATATTACTTCAGAATTTGAAAATGCAGTTAAAGACAGCTTATCAATTATTGAAGAACTCAGAGAATACGATTTTACAGAATGAAGAACAGTTTAATACTGACATGGAAAATTTAGGAATTAGTATTATGTCAGATAAAAGAAAATCTTTTTTTAAGGGCTTAATGATAGGGCTTGGAGCCGGCGGGGCCGCTTTGATAATATTAAGTATATTTAATTAA